ACTTCCACCACCCGCTACCACTAAATAATCTATTTTGTTTTGAGGTGCAGATGTGGCAGTTCTAGTAACTTGAAAAGTTCCTGGACCTGTAAATGTATGAATTTTAAAATTGCCCTCACAAGTAACTGTTCCACCTGTGGCTGCTATAAAAGGGGGAGTTCCTCTAACATTACTTGTTGAATCCATAGTATTAATCCAACCTTGTGTTGAATCAACAAAAACAAAAGTTACTGATTGGCCTTCTATATTTAAAGTTGCATTTTGATTTTGTGAACCAATTTTATCTGTTCCATTAGGAGTTACTGTTACATTATTAGTTTGCCAAGTACCTGCATAATCTGCAAAAGAAACTATTGCTCCAGCAACACCTGCTGGTAGGTTAGCTGTTATTACTCCACCTGACGTATTTAAAAAAAATCCATCTCCTGACACTGCAGTAAAAGTCCCTGTTTTTGGAGTTGTGTTCCAATCAACAGTTCCTGTTCGACCTAAACCTACGGCCGTTCCGTTGTTAGTTATAGTTGCACCAGATGCAATTGTAATTGATCCACCTGATTGAACTTGAATCGCGGCACCTGATTGAACTTGTTCTGTTACTCCATTAGGAAGAATAACAGTATCACCATTTACACCCATAGTGATGTTTGTACCGCATTTGTTGATGATGTTTGAATCATCTGAAACTTTATTTATATTATCTACTTTAATTTTACTTGTCATAATTATTGAAATTTGTACCTTATTATTACTATACCAGATCCACCTGCTTTACCATTTTGATAACCACTTCCACCTCCATTACCTGCTCCACCTCCACCACCTGTGTTAGCAGTTCCTGCAGTACCATCTGGACCAGAATTACCTGCACCAGTACCACCACCACCAGTACCACCTTCTCCTCCTGCTGGAACACAACCACCACCACCTGAACCACCACCACCTGCGTAAGCTGTTGAACTTGCTGAAATTGAAGTTGTTGCACCATCTCCACCATCTCCCATCGTTGGTGTAGAGGGATTACCTTGTCCATCAAAACCTGTTTGTGTAGCTCCCCCACCACCACCTCCTGGACCACTTTGATTTCCTGTAGAAGATCCACCATTTTGACCTTGTGCTGGAGATGTGGAAGGATCATTTCCATTTCCTCCTGAAGCTGCAATATCTCTTGCTCCACCACCTGAACCTCCTGGATTTCCAGAAGTTGCTCCTGGAGAACCTGCTCCACCACCACCTGCGGATGTAATTCCTCCAAAACTTGAAACACTTCCATTAGGAGGCCTACTTGGACCACCTCCTGCAGCAGAACCTGCACCAACTACTACTCCATAACCTTGCACACTAACAGTTACTCTATTAGGTGCGCTTGGATATCCATCTAAAGGACTAGCTGTATAAGGTGTAATTGGACTTTTTACTTCTCTAAAACCTCCAGCTCCACCTCCACCACCTCTATCATAACCACCTCCTGAACCACCTGCTACTATTAAATAAGATACTAAATTATTTGTTGCACACGATCCAACACTATTAACTGTAAAAGTTCCTGGACCTGTAAATGTTGCTATTTTTGCATTAGCACAATCTGGTGCTGTACTTAAAGTATTACCACTACCACTAACTGAAGCACAAATAAAAGCTGCTCCTGTAACATTACTTGTTGAATCTTGTACATTTTTCCAACCTTCTGTTCCATCAACATATACAAAAGTAACTGATTGTCCTTCTGTTAGTAATTTTGCATCTTCTGCAACGCCACCAATTTTTTCTGATCCGTTTGGTGAAACGGTTAAATTGTTTGTTTGAAATGTGTTTGTATAATCTACAACCGATACAATTGCTCCAACAACACCTGCTGGTAAATTCATAGTAAATGCACCACCTGCTGTGTTAGCAAAATAACCTTCGCCATTTGCGGCTGTAAATGTACTTGTTTTAATTGATCCTGTTTGCCAATCGACAGTCCCTGTTCTACCAAAACCTGTTTGACTAGCACCTGAAGCTAAAGCTACCGTTCCACCACATCTACCTAAAGTTACAGTAGTTGCATCTACAACAACAGTTTTACCTGCTCCACCACCTGCTGTAAGTGTTGATCCTGATTGTTCTGTTATTGCATCTACTTCTATTTTTGACATTATACTATTACTAAAGTCCCTGTTACTGTTATAGTTGCAGGAATAGTAATAGGTCCAGCTAAAACTGCACTTTCAATTGTTTGCGTACCATCAATGGTTTGCGCTTGATTATTTATAAATTCATTAGGAGAGGTTTGCCCTCCGATATATTGGATCCCGTTTACTACTGCACTCATAATTCCTCCTATGCGCTAATTGTGTCAATAAAAGAAGTAACAATATCAACAGACGAAGCTGTGTTTGAAACTGCACTTAATGTATCGCCGTTTTCTAAAACAATTTTTGCACCACCTTGGATTAATTCGATAGCACTATTGGGTGGAACTACAACACCTTTTGCGATGTGTTTGTTTCCACTATTAGTTATGTAAACATCAACTTCAACTGTAGAAGATATAATATTACATATTCTAATTCCAATTACTGCATCAAAATCACCTGCAACTATTAAGTTAACTGGTGATGTTCCAACTGCGCCTTGTAAATTGTTTCTAAAATCTTGTGCCATATTTTTTTCCTATTTATAATGCAACTGCCATTGCTAATGCAAAGCCAGCTGATGCTGCTCCTATTGGTACTGGAGGTGTTGAAGCATCTAAATACACTGCCTTACTTGCAGGTAATGTACAGAATACATCTAGTCCACCAGCTGTAAAAGTTATTTTTGAAGTATTTCCTGCAGAGTTACTTATAACTGTAGTTCTCTCTAAAGTAGTAGAAGCCGAAAGAGTTCCTACACCTACTTCAAATTTGTTAGTTCCGGTTTCATAAATTGCATAGTAAGTTGTATTACCAGTTCCAATACCACTATTAAATGTAATGAAGCCTTGTGCTCTTCCCGCTAAAGTAATATTACCAGTTCCTGTACTGGCACTTGTTTCTTTAACTCTATCATTTATTACTAACGCCATTTATTTTTACTCCTATTACGATGTTATACTTAACAATGCATCTGAACCAGCAGGTGTTCCTGTAGCCGGATTTGGAAATGTAACTGTAAAAGTTCCATTCGAACATGAAAAGTCTGCTGTAAAATCTAAAACTACTACTAACAAATCTTGAGCAGGAGTTCCAGTATTTTTATAAATAGCTGCTCCTCTAGCTGTAAAAGTTGCTGGTGTTCCTGAACCCCAAACTGGGTTAGTAGAAAAATCTACTGTTGCAACGTTTGTTTGATTTGCAACTGTTCCTGTAACTAATGATAATGCTGAATATTGAGTTCCACCTGTTGTAGCAACTTCATAGTTAGGTGCTCCTCCACCAGAGGGACCTGTTAATGCAATTGTGCTTGATGTAGTGTATGCTCCAACATTACCGCCGTTGTTTGTGTAAAGCCCAATTTTATAACCAGCTGATCCACCAGAGGTAGTTGTAAAGTTATGATTCCCTTTGAACAATTCTTGTGCAAATGAAAAAGGTACTATATTTGCCATTTTATTTTTTTCTCCTTAATTATTAATAACTTGATGGTGACTCGGATTTTAATTGAGTACGAATAACTCCATCTTGATATTCGTCTCGGCGTCTTCGACCTTGTTGTTCAATCGCATACGACATCAAAGCTTTTTCATAAGCTTGATTATAGTATTGTATCATATCTTGAGGTCCTTTCAAGTATCCATATGCATTTACCAGACAACCATATAAAAGTAAATCTTGATATTTATTTGATAAATAAGTTCCATTTGTAGCAGCCGGAGCTGCAGTTGGTTGAGTAGTATTTGTTATACTTACTGGTTCTTTATTAAAAGCTAATGTAATTTTGTAAGTTTTATCAGGTGTTGGAGCAATTATCCAAAATTCTGTATCCCAGTTACCATAATATCTTGGTATTCCTACAGCCTGTGTACTAGGTGTGGAGTAGTATTCAGCCATAAAACTAGTATCTCTTTGCTCTAAATAAAATTGATTTCCCTCAGTATTAGTTAATTGAACGTATCTAATAAATCTTAAGTCAGCAGGTATAGTTACAAATCTATTTTCTCTAATAGTATTAGAAGTTGCGTAGTGTCTTTCTTCATCAGAATCTACTTCTCTATAAATTTTGTTTTCTGCATTTTTAATAATAGGATTAAGAATAGCAGAACTAAATACAGTGCTATCTACTTCTGTGTAGTTTCTAATATCATTTTCTAAATTTGCTAATGTGTATGCCATATTATAATGCCTTTAGTGTTACGGGTCCTGCAGAACAAGCTGGACCTCCTCCTTGTATATTACCTGTCGTTGCATTACTAGTGCTAGTTATATAAAAATAACTTATTGGATTTGTTAAAGGATCAGTTGTTGTAGCTCCTGTAACATTTCCTAAAGAATCTATTTGTCCTAATGCAATTGTAAAACCATTTACATTATTTAAATCACTTACATTATCAAATGTAGGTATGTTGGCAAATTGTTGTAAATTAAAAGCATCAGCTCCACCTGTTCCTGCAGTTGTTACTTCGGGTGCTCCTCTTAATCTTACAACGTCTCCTGCTTTTCTTTGATGATCTTCTGAATAAACATTTACATAAGTTGTTCCACTATAAATGATACTTGTAAAAGGATTGTTATCTAATAAAATTAAAACAGCTGTAGATGATCTTTGTGGTCTTGGATTGTATAAAGCTTGTGGATCTGAACCTACTGGTTTTGGAGAAAGCTGTGGTTGCTTTGCTTCAAACTCTGAGTAATGAACTAAGGAACCATTCCATTCTCTAACCATTTCAGAATATGGAAATCTCATTCCTGATCTATCAGAAATTGCTAAAGCATTTTTTCCTGAAGCGTAACCACCCATTATACACCATCTCCATAAAATGTTTGTGGTGATATGAAACTAGATGTACCTTGGTTGTCTGCATCGAGTGCTCTCAACATTTCACTTTCATAAGTTCTTTCTAATGACTGTGTTCTTTCAGGATCAAACTTTAAACTTAAGTAATAAGCAAGACCTGACATCATGCATGGATAAAATCTATTTATAACATCTGCTGTATTTGTATATGCACCTGCATCTTGAATTCTTGCCATATAATAAAAACAAAATTGAAAACTACTTGGTGTAGTTGTACTTGATATACTAGCACTAGGTGTTGCATATAAAAATATACTTGGATTTAATTTTCTTTGTGCATAATATTGTGAAGGTGTACCTTGTGTTAATTTGTTTGGTGTTTGTGAATAAGCTGATCTATCTATTTTAGTAAGTGCAACATCTACAGGTGCAGTTGGAGTAGAATTATTTCTATAATAGGCTTCTAAAACTTCGTCTAAATCATTTGGAAAATTAACTGAATCAGTTGCAAAACTATATTCTGCTTGACCTTGTATTAAAGGTATCTTAGCTAATTTTATTTTCCATAAATGAATGCCTCTGTTGGCCCATTCTGAAAACATAATATTTAATGATCTTCTTGCAGATCTTAATTGATAACCTGTTCTAGTTCCTCTCATACTTGTTCTTTCAAAAGCTTCTTCAATAATTTCATCCATCGATGGATTAAAAAATGTTTCACCTGAAGTTGGAGGACTTGTAAGAGCAGTATTACCCATACCACTATGTATAGAACAATAATAAAATAATACCGGAGCGCCTACAGTTTGTACTGGAGCGACAACGATTTGAGTATAAGCACCAGCATTTCCTGGAACTCCATCCGTTGTTACACCTGTAGTGTATTCAACTCCTGAAGCACCACCTGGAGCAGTTCCGTGAGTTCCGTTTGCTGTTGCTGAAAATCTAAAAGGATGACCTGTATTACTATTATCATCTTGATTAAAGATGTAAGTATTTCCTTCTTGCAATTCTAGAACCGGACTAACTTCTCCGTTAATATAGAACTTATTTACATTAGCACTATATTGGTTCGTTCCAGTTGCAACCGTAACTGTATAAGTAATAGTCGCCATGTATAAACCTTATCCGCCAGTTATTGTTACTGTAACACTTCCACCCGTACCTGTTAAAGTAAATGCAATTCCTTCATCAAAAAGAATTCCAGAACCTGGTACATAAACTTCTAGTCCTTCTGTTCCAAAATTATAAGTAGCTACTAAATTACCTGCTGCCACAGCTCCCACTGTTGCTGCGTTATGTAATTTTAATTGAGAACTTGCTACTCCTTTTCCTTGAATAGAAGTAATTCTAGCTCTACCTGCTCTTGCTAAAGTATCTGCACCTACAGTATCTAATAAAAGGGTTGTTTGGTCGCTTGAAAATGATCCGCCGCCTGACATATGTTTTCTCCTGTTAAATTGTGTGTGGGCCGAAGCCCACACTTAATTATTTATTAAACGTTAGCCGCTTTATCTTGCAAAAAATTTGCTTGAATATACGTAATTGTTACACTCGCTTGACCTGTAGTTGATGTTGTTCCTACTGTTGTAAGAGTAGCAGTTATTCGCGTATCTTGATTAACACGATCCATATTATCAAAAGCCGAAGTTTGTTGTGTGTGCTCTGCTGCAGTTTTAGCATCTTGAGCCGCAGTATAAAAAGCTGCTGTTGATCCACTTGAATCAGTTTTACCAATCGACATAGTCGCACTAGTTCCTGCGTCACTGCCTATTGCAAAACGCATTAGTACTTCTACTATCTGTGAATTCTTAGGTATTACACCTACGTCGTAAGTATTTACTCCAGCTGCTACTGCCATACTAATCAGTATTGATTGAGTCATAGCTACTTGACCTGTGTTTGTTATATTTTCACCAAGTGTTGTTCCTGTTGTGTTTGAGATCGTTCCCGCTTTTATCGGTCCCGAAAATGTAGTTGTTGCCATATTAATATCCTCCTAGATATCTGAATACTGTCCCTAGGGTTGTCGACTATACGCGTCAGCATTCATCATTTATTAAATGTATAGTGTGATAAATATACAATATTTTTGAGTAGAGTGCAAGAGAGCCTAAGGTATTTATGCATTTCAGCGATGTAGCTTTTGATTAAGTAGCTACAGAAACTTGTGGAG